ACCACCACCGCTAACTCCACCAAATGTAAAGATTAACTTGCCATTCTCTGTGCTGGCAATTAGATTAGGATCAATACTAGCATACAAGCTAGCTCGTTGTGCTAGTTCACTGATCTTGTTAGATGCTGGATTTACAACTACATCCCAAGTAGTGCCATTAAAACTGCGACTCTTGGTTTTCATTAAGTTGGTTGGTGTAAGACGATACTCGTCGTTGTTACCATCCTTGTGTGAGAATGCCAGTCGATCCACATCACCCTTGGCATTGTTTCCAGTGGCAACACTGGTATCTTCTGTTCTGTAAAGATTTGATAGTCCTACAAAGAAGCTCAGGTTGAGCATACCAAACTTATCTGGAAACTCGGCAACCTTGTTCTTACTGTTTGCAAGTACTGTGATACTCGAATCTTCAGGATAGGCAGTAAACTTAGTACTGCTGGCGTCCTGTTCAACTAGGATCTCTTCAAAGGTTCCTAGACTGGCGATGTTTTTTGCTACATCAAGCACGATATCTTTTAGCATTGGTGATTTCTCCGGTTATTAGTGATTATATTTAGAAAAGTTGATAAAGTCAATGAGCTCGTTTTCCAATTAAGAGAACAATTCATTTATCAATCCTTGGTCCTTACTTTGACTAAGGTCCCATTTTAGTACGCCTAGAAGGTTATCAATTTTACTGTCAATGATAGTTTCTTCCATGGCCGCATGGTCAAAGGGCAATTGTTTAAACCAGTCTGGTAGATTCATTTCGTCAATGGGATAAGCAATGCTGTTGATCTGTAGTGGATTACTTCTTAGCTTACACACAATGGCCTTCTGTCCATCAGTGATATCCATACTACGCCGATCGCCATAGGCTTCTTTGATCCTGTTCCAGTTGATAGCTGCCATCGCATGTCCAACTCCACACTTGCCTGTTTTCTTATAAACATCTGTATGCTTAGTTAGATTATTAACACGCTTGGGTGTGCCCTTTTCCCAACCGGGTCGACTCTTGAATTCCTCACGGAACTGTTTGACACGGGCCATAACTTGTTGTTCGGTCTTGCCTTCAAGTGTCATAGTAAGTGCTTCTTCCAAGAATCGTTGCATGAACTCTGGGGTATCAGCTCGCTTCATGTCAAGGCCCATGGCTTTGAGTTCACCAGTGGCTCCGTTGACATCCTTGCGCTTGCCTTCTTTGTCAATAATAAGCACAGCATAACGCTTCTTGGTCATGTAGATGCCCTTGCTTGCAACCAGTTCACGACCGGCCTTGATGATTTCTCCTTGTGCAGCCGGTGCATTAAAGGCATAGTTCATAAAGGCAGGGAAAGTGGCATTTACCTGTTCGCTGACAGCATCATAGAGTTCGATGGCTTTTTTACCTGACCAAATGATCTCACCCTTTTCAATTTGATCTTTGAACAATGGATAAGCACTGAAATATACAGAGTCAGTGTCACCGTAGATAATAGCATCGCCCATGTGGTGCTTTACACCAGTTAGGCAATCATTTACAGCACTGGCCATGTGTCTAGCAACCAATCTACCACATAGGGTAGTACTTTGTCCTAGTCGTTGGTCAAAGAATCTTGATCCTGCGTTCAGCAAGGCACCGTAAGCAGAGTTCAAGTTAATTTTCTTAACCAGCTGTCGCTTGTCCCAGAACTCAAACTCTTTGGGATCTGTGGCAGTCTTGGCTTTCTTTTGTAGTTCTTTGCGCTCGGCATACCAGCGTTCCAGCAGTCCAGGGATAACACCCTTGGTATCATATCTAAAAATGGTTCCGTTGCCACTGATCATCAAAGGCTTGCCGCCATGGAATACATAATCGTAGACTTCGGCACTACTCATTTCTGAACTAGTGCCATCAGCCCAGTCAACAATTTCACTAGTACCAATTTCACGATTCATTACACTTTCATATTCAAAGCAAGCAAATTTACCTTCCCAGAATTCAGCAATACCCTTGCCAGCTTCTTTGAATTCTCTAATGCCCTCATTGGTTCTTGTCTGGCGCACTTGGCCAACAATGGTTTCAGGACTCATGTTCAACGCACGAATCAAACTTGGATACAGACTGTTAATGTCCATGGATCCAATCCACTCGTGCATGCCTTGCTTTGGTACAGCAACATAGGCACCTGCGGCAGCATTGTCTTCGCTGTCTCCTCTGCGTGGTCTGTCAGGAACAACCATGTTAAGGCGATGAGCTTCGTTGATAACTGCTTGGTCAGTGACAGCCACTGCTCCAAGTGTAGCTCTAAGCCCTACGGTATTGGCATGACTAATCAGATTGGTAAGTTCAATGAATTTAAGTTTATCATCGAGTTTTTTGAGCAACACCACATCCTGCCTGTTGTAGGCAATGAACTTTTCAAAATCATTGTTGTAGAGTTGATCTAGTGTGCCTTCATAGGGAATCTTTTTCTCACCTATCTCATACTCACCAATGGCATCCAGGCGGTATGTGTGCATTTCATGGTAGTTGTACTTGCGGTATAGTTCGAGATAGTCTAGGTGAACTCGTCCAATAGGATCATAGGTTTCAAGTTCCTTACCATATTTTTCAAAGTATCTTTTTGTGGGAAACTGATCCCACAGGCACATCTTACGAGTCAGTTCTTTCCCAAGCACACGAGTGATGCGATTGGTAAGATAAGGAATATCAAAGCCTTCACTGCTCCAACCAGTATAGACATCTGCATCTTGGATCAGATCCAGCCACATCTCCAACATCTGCTTTTCATCATCACAGAGTATGGTATCATCAAATTTGCCAGCAATTTCTGCAGCCTGGTTTACAGGCATTTCGTCTGGCTTTATAACCAGGGTAATGTTTCTATCTAGCCATCCTAGATAAGTGGTAATGGCAGTAACATTGTTGAAAGGATCACTCGGGTCAGCAAAGCCCTTGACCTTGTCATAGGCTACCTCAATGTCAAAGAAAGCCACATGCAGATTGGGTGCTTCCTGGCCGCCGTACTGTTCTTCGAGACAGCGATTAAGCGGCCTATAGTCACTTTCGCAGAGCCTTTTGTTGTTGTGAATCCTGCGTTCTTTGTCAAAGGCAGCGGCATTACTGACCATTACTCGCGTTACACGATTGCCGGAGATATCAGTGAACTTGCCCTTGTTGTCAGGGTAGTACAACACATAGCGAGCAGGATATTCTTTGAGAATCCTCTGGCCATCCACTCTTTCAACCACATGGATGACTTCGGTCTTTTTATCATGATAGGCGTCAACAAACATCTAGTATGTAGTTCCTGTTAATAGAAGTGCTTGGCCAAGGCTTCGCTGATCTGGGCATCATCAAGTTTGATATCCAATTCTTCTAGAGTGTTCTTAAACACCATTTTTAGATCTTCAAAGGTATAAATTGAATTGTGCAGATCCAAGAAGCCAGCACATTGAGCAGTGGCATAGGCTTCTGGTCCCCAGCCAAATACATCATATAGAACACCGCGATAACTACGCTTGTGTTCCAGCTCACCTCGATGCAGACGCTCAACGATGGCACAGAAAGCCATAAGCTGTTCTTCAGGCTCTAGACTATTCCAATAGCTGTTGCAGGAGTCTTGATATTCTTTCATGGCCTTGTTAAAGGCATTGCCGGTCTCTGCCAGGGCATCAAGCACTTCTTGTCGTTTGATTTCGTCGTTCATTGTTTATCTCCTAGCTTTGCTAGCATTTCTTGCTCAGCATGTTCTCGCCATTGGCTCAACCAAGGACTGTGGTCACACTCACGGACATGAGCCATGACTCGTTGTCGGCCAGCACCTTCCATTGCTTCACCTAAAAAGAGATGCATAACAACATGTCCATGGTGCATGACTTCAATAATCATAGGATCGTGTTTTGCTGTTCGCCAACTAAATTCTTCGTACATGTTAACCCCAGACAATGTTGTATATCTTACTGGCCAAAACTTTTTCCTTACTCATGGCTTCAATTTCCCAAGGTTGTTGGTAGTATTTTAACTTGAGAGGTTTTCCAAGCCATATGGTTTTGTTTCGATCGATCCTAAACTGTCCACGAGCATACTGTTTGACATGAATCATTTCATGAGCCAAGGTTTCAAATAAGGCGTTGTCTTTTAAATCAGCGTCCAATAGCATGATGAGATACTTGGGAGCAATATCGCTTACACAGCCTTTCATGCCTTGCCTTTTGGCCAGACCCTTTTTGAATTGTATTTCAACAGTATACCTGCTGTTTTTCAAACCCAGTTCTTGCTCGTAGAGTCTGGCACTGGCTTCAACCAAGGCTTGCTTTCCGGGACTGGTAGAGTGTACTATGATTTGCATACACAATTATATGGCAAGTGTGCGATAAAGTCAAGTCCAAGTTAGTTTGAACAGCATTGCATCTTCTTGGGCCTGAAAATAGAAATCGGTTCTATCGGAATGATAAACAACATGCCACCGATGTTTAAATGGCCCCATTGTTTCTCCTAACCACAGTTCAATTGGTGTAATGTCCTGGTATTGATTGTTTTCATTTACAGTGACTTTGTTTGGCCATAAACTACGCCTGAGTTCTCTCATTGGTTCAACCCCACATCATTTTTGCAATTATGGCGCACTCGCGATGCATATAAGTGCCTGACGGAAAACGGAACAGTTTCTTTATTTCAAATTTCATGAACACATTAACCTAAACAACATGGCTTCTTCAGGATTACTAAAGGTCACTTCGAGGGTGGCCCAATGCTTTTTTGAATTGGGCGGATTTTCTTTTGGCCAACGCATAGTAGTCACTTCGTATGCTGAGCTAGGAAAATTTAGATTAAGCCAAATTTTCAATGCTTCAAACCCAGGATAAGGCGGTGTAGAACCTCGGGGTAGATAGTAAGGAAAGCAATAGTAGATACATAACTCGCCTAGTTGTCTAGATCCAACTATGTCAATGCCAAACTCTCTGCCATCAGCATCAATCATTTCACGCGAAACTGACATCAGTTTGGTTACCCCACTTTAAACTAAACAGCAAGAGAAATTCACCTAATTCTTTTTCTGAGTCAAATGTCCATGTGATACCGTCTTTGGCAAAACCAGAGTTGATGGTAGTATCACATTCCCAATCGCATTCATTGGACCAATACAGCATATCTGTCAATGACGGATCTTCGTCATATTCAATTACAAAATCGTCATCAATTCCATTGCGAATCTGTTTGATAATGCCCTGAGTAAATTTTGCAGTCAACTCATTTTTAATAACTGTCAGGGGCATCAGTCCACCTCAAATTGTACAGCATGATAAACTCATTGGCATCGTCCTTTGATTTAAATTGCCAAGTAGCGTAGGATATCCTGCGTGCCTGTGAGTTTTGTATGGCCCACAGTATCACTTCTTCAAGTTCGTCAGGATCAACTGTGGATCCAGGTTCATCTATGTGCATGTTCTGCATCAATCTCACAGTGTGACCCCAACTGAGATTTTTATTATAGACTGCGTGATACCATTTCATGTTTGAAAATTCAGTCTAAAGTATGCTGCTTCTTCTTGATCCACAATGTGTACTGTGATCATTGGGTCCCCGCTGTTGAATCTTGGTATACATTCGGCCGTGGGGCAGTGTTGTTCCATCCATGACAAGAAGTCGTGATTATCATTGGTGTAAACCCAACAATGCCATCCCACAACCTCAGGGCAAAATTCCGGATCCACTGTATTGGTAAGCCTTAGCAAAGGCGGCACTGCCACCATGCCGTTTTCATAGCGCCAATGATGCACTTTCGCCTGCGGTATGCTCATATGCCATGCGTCAACTTATACAAGGCCACTTCTTCGGCACTGGTAAACATGATTCGACGACGGAACTGATCTTCCAACCAGCACCAGTGAGGATTTTGACAACGATCTGAGACTTCCATCTTGAAAACAGTATTGCTCAATTCTGACGATACCTTAAGCCTAAGCCAGTCGTGCAGTCCTTTGCTAGGACCCCAAGTTTCCCAACACCAGGCTCTGATGTTGTGAAAATTGTCATCAGAGCTTGTGAGTTTTAGATAGTAGGCAAAATAAGGATGCCCAGCATGACGCCTGTCCATTTTTACAATCTTGGGCATGAAAGACTCCTTTTTTTACTTACTGCAATGAGTGGATCAAGTAGGCTCTAAGAGCATCACTAGTGCCATCGGCCCAATCAACAATTTCACTGGAAATAGATCTGGTTCGCCCCAGAACAACAACATCAATACCACAACAATTGGCAGAAACGACCAATCGCTTTTCATTGCATGATTAACCTTACTAGGGCCACACTGTCGATTGTGACCAAAAGCAGATAGTTGGCCAGTAGACCAGTGCTGCCTCTGGTCCTACATGCCCAGGCAAAAATTGCACATTGAGTGATGAACAACGGGTAAAGGATTAGGAACGGTGGGTTAGGCAAAGTCACAGCCATGGTTATTGCACAACCAATACTCAAGAACCAGGCTGATATTTCTAGCACACACCGTACCGGATGCTCTCGCCAGTCGTCGCGAATAAAATCGCTAACACTCAACAGCAGAGTTTTCACTTAGACCTTGTTCTTGGTTACGATCAAGATTTCTTCAACAGCTTCGAGATCAGTTTGATCCTTGTCAAAGTCGCCCTTGAATGCCTTGGTAATGGCCTTGTTAAGTACCGCGGCCTTGATATCCATTTCTTCGGCAATGGCTGCTACGGTTTCTTTAAGGCCCACATTGAGATCATCGATCTCACGCTTGACCTGGACCCCTTCTTGGATCACCTTGGTAAGCTTGGCAATCTGTTCGGGTGTAAAACTCATTTGAATCTCCTATGGGTAATGAGAAGTAAAACTACCTAGTGAGTATAACAGTATTGCACAGCCAGGTCAACCACTGCTTCGTTCAATATCGTTTTCTTCGCACATTGAACCGTACTGTATTTCAATGAGCCGGCAAGGTTCGGCATAGGGATTTGATAGCTGGTGCCATTCTCCGGCTTTGATTTCTATGGTATCATGTGTAATTAGAGTCTTGGGAGGAAGTGCATAGCCGCCGGGCATGGCGCTGTAGACATCACAGATACCTTCAACTACAAACCAATACTCGTGACGATTCTGATGTCGTTGCAGGCTGAGTTTTTTACCTGGCTCAACAGTGAGCTCTTTGACTTTGGTAGCACAACCTATCATTGGGTGATCATACAGCACTCGGTATTCGCCCCAAGACCTATCTGTTTTTGGCTGCTTCCAATCTCTCAAGATCCAACTACTGCTGTTCTTTTTGTTAGAACCTCCAACACCAAACACAAACTCAACATCATCGATACGCATTTCGGGAATATTTTCTGCGGTTCGGTCACCACCGTTGGCAAAAATAATGGTAGCGTAGCTGTAATTGCTTTTTAGTTTTTGAAGAGCATCGCAGGCAGAATCATCATTGTCATTGAAAATAAGTGTCTGATCAACACCCTTGATTCCTGCAACAATGGCCAAGCGTTCGTGCATGGGCAAAAAGGCTCGCCCTTTTTTGCGTTCAAGCCAAGCGTCACTGTTGACGCCCACAATTAGTATGTCACCAAGTTTTTTGGCTTCGGTGATATAGGCAATGTGTCCACTGTGTATTGGATCAAAGCCGCCGGTAATTAAAACTATTTTCATTGGCATATTTCCCTAAGATTCTAGAACTAAGTACATTATGCAGCTATTTACTGAAGTTTTCAATTGCCGTTATCCTATTGTAGCCTTGGCCATGAACAAGGTTTCAAATCTGGCATTGGCCTGTGCTGTTAGAGCAGCAGGTGCTGTTCCTAGCATCTCTGTATTCAACTACCTCAACCCACCTACAGTTGACATTGAACAGTTTAGGCAAGATGTCAAGCATTACTGTAACCAATTTGGTGACGGGAATCTTATCATCAGTTTAGACCCAAAAATGCTTGCCCAACAGGATATTTTTAAAGTCATAGTAGACAACAATATAAAGGCCATAGAGTACATACACGACCCATCAGTTAGTGCTGATGTACAAGATTCTTGCAGACTGGCGTTGAAAGCTTTAAAAAATTCAGGCACACTGATTTTCTTAAAATTGTTGCTAGGCAACGAAACCAATAAAGCAATGCTAGTGCATTTTGATGGGATTATCTTTAAAGGTTCCGAAGGAGCCGGCAGGGTCAATCAAAATAGTATCACACTAGAGCAAGCACTGGAGAAATATCTTGTAGATTTACCGGGCAAGATTCTAATTCCTGCAGGCGGCATTGGCACTAGTACACAAGTAAAAGACTACATTGACCGCGGTGCTTCAGCTGTTGGTATTGGAACTCTATTCGCAGCCTGTCAAGAAAGTCCTATCTCAGAAGAAACCAAGCAAGCAATGATAAAAGCCACACACAACAATATCAACTCAATTGAAAGGAGTGGTCAACTTGATATTAACCGTCAGAATGCATTGGTCTTTTCAACGCTTGCCGAAGACGATGATAACAACACCAAAGGACTGATTGCTGGTATTAAAAATCCAACGCAGGGACATGTATTTGCTGGCCGTGCCATTGACAACATTACTGAAATTTTACCAGTTCACACAGTCGTACAGCGCCTGGCTGATAATTTAGTTTGAGTGTTCTTGTAGAAACTTAAACAGAGTTCCTTGCAGATGTGTGTTTTTGAAGAGCTCAAAGATGCGCTTGTTTTCAAAGGCAATAGAACTCAATTGACCGTAGATTATCCCACGAGTAATTGGATCTAAATTACACAATCTTTTGATTTCATTTACAACTGAGTTGAGGCGATCTCTGTGGTTTTCTATTTCATCGTAGTGTTCGTTTAACACACCAGCAAAGGTTCTAAATCCAAGCTCCCTGAGCTTTTTCAAGAATCCAGCTGGCGCTACCACAATAAAAGGATGCCCGTGTGCAATGGCGTTAAAGGTCTTTTCACTGATAAAGATTTCACCTCGATTCCAAGTTGTTTCAGTGATAACACTTAGGATAGTTCTTTCATAGTGATCTGCAACCAATGGTCCATTGGTAGTAATATCATACTCATCAATAACCAGTGGCTTATCTAAGAATTCTAAAAAGTATTTTTTATCTTCGTCTGTTAGATTTATATCTTGGGCCAGTACTTCCGCCGGAGAAAGTTTAAATCCGTTATAGAATTCACCTTCAGGTACAAAGCTTACCAATCCATGTTGATCAAGGTCTTGCCTGCGTAGCTCTGAAACCAATTGACATCTATGGCTTCGTAGCACTCTGTTGTAGTTCAGGAACCATTTGTCTTTTTGTTGATAGTCGTGCGCTACATTAATTGCTTTGGGGTTGATCCATTCATTGATGCTCATAAAACTCAAATGATTCTTGTAAGGATTAACAATGATGTTTGACTCTAGAGCCTGCTCAAACGACAGTAGCTCGTTGGCATAGATATACTGGTCGTCGGTGATTTCGGGCCAGAATTGTCGCAGTTGATTGCGGAACATTATACCGTGTGCAACAATGCCTTCGTGCTGTGTTATAAAAATAATACGATCTTCGGACTTTAATGTGATCTTAGATTTTAGCTGTTCAATCATTGGCTGTGCTTGTTCAGCAAAATTTACCTCACCAATCTTGGCTTGAGCAATGTATATGGCTGGTTTAGCAGGATCCAATTCAAAATTAAAGGTGTCATTGATCTTTCTAAAAATACTGCCACAATGTACTGGGCTCAACAAGGCTCCGTTGATGCGCGGCTTGTTAAATTTAGGATTACCATAGTGTACGATACGACAGTCGGGTATGGCTTTTACACTACGCCATGGATCAACTACAATGCTACCAGGCTTGAACTTAAAGTAAAATTCATCGCCAGTGACTTCAACACCTGTACCTGCATAGGTAACTGCGGGATTATGCGCCAACAAGATCACTGCGGGGCCGTCAGGAGGCACAGTATCGCCAGTTAATGGATCATAGTAACTCACTGGCGTGCCAGTGTGTTTCACATAGTGTCCAACCAACAAACTGTAGCTGCCAATTTCATAAGACACATAAGGCTTGTAGGCCTTGCCATGAATGACCACTGGCAAATTGTGCTCTTGTGCAAGGGCAGTCAAACGACGAGCCATGTTAAGTGCCTGTGCATCTCTACTGCCCATAATGGCCTGAAACAAATCATAGCCTAGGTTTAGGTCCTGTGATAACCAACGCAGAGCAATGTTGTCTCTGGGATGACAAGCTCCAGCATCACCCATACCTGCTGTCAAATAGCGTGGTCCTGTAATGCGCTGTGTGGCTGCTTTAAGCGCATCTGTGACCACATCAACATTGATGTTGCCATTTTTTTCAGCTACATCCTGTATCATGTTGACCAGGCCAATCTTGGCCGAAATAAAAGTATTATAAAAGATTTTGATAGCTTCGGCTTCGTCCCAGGTGCCTATATTGATCCTTGGACTATTCTTCATTAGAGGCTGATAAAAATCAATGAGTTCTTGTGCGTCGCCGGTGAGTGTGCCGTCGGCAGTACCTATAATAATACATTCTGGATTGACCATATCCCATTTGACACTACCCATGGCAATGAGATAGGGATTGTACACAAATCTACCGCGAGTAAGATATTGCAACAGTTGAGTTCTAGTAGTCCCTGGCAGTACTGTGCTGATTAACACAATCATTTGATCATCAGTAACAACCTGATTTAGTTCTCCGAGTACGCTGATTACAATGCCATAGTCAAAGTTTGTAGGCGGCAAATGGGCAATAGGTGCATCTCCACCACAGGCAGGATGATGTGGAGTAGGCACAGCCACAAATATAATATTACGACCTTGCACAGCTTCAGCAATGCTGTCAACCAATGGAATAGTGGCATCGGGGTCTTTGACAGTATCGTAGCCAATGACATCATAATGTTCGGCCATGACTTCAGCGCAGGGCAACCCCAACTTGCCACAGCCTATCATAGCCACTTTAGGTTTTACTTGCATTTAAAATGAATCCCAAATATCTTTAATAATTTTAAAAACGACCTCGTCGTTTCTAGGACAACACAACTCTTTCCATTGTTGGTTGAATAGCTTTTGGTTAAATTCCAGCGTTGGCTGCATCTGTGTTCTCATGCTTTTCAATTCAATTGACGATAACATACTTAACCTTTTTAATTCAACAAGTATCATTTTTATTCGCTGATCCAGGTTGGTTTCTTTATCGTAGTCTTCGTTCCACCACTGTCCAAAGGTCTTGTACCCTTCAGATCTCAGCAGTTCTAACATGCCCGAACTAGCAACTAACATAAAAGGATGCCCTACACTGATGGGTTTCCATATTTTTTCAGAGAAGAACTGTACTCCTTCAATCACATGTGTTTCAGCAACCAAACTTAAAAATGTATGAGTATAGTGATCTTGCACAATATTCTTGTAAGCAGGATTATTTACACCTAAATCCATGTCAAGCTCAAGCGGTATCAGTGAATCTATGGCATCAGCAGTCTGCGCCATATCAGAACGATCAACAACACGCAAAACTTCATGCGAATTTTTAATTCCGTCGCTGTGGTAGCTAATTAGCCCTCTGTCAAACAGTTGTTCGTTGATTATGTGGGCTAACATCAGTGCGCGGTGTTCTTTTGATCTGCGATTATAATTTAAAAAAAGATTACGCGAGTCCTTAGGTTCAAAATTTACAACACCATTGGCTGGCTCATTCCAGCATATAAACATGTTGGCTGAAACTTTGGTAAAGCAATGTTGCTTGTCGTTGGTGATATTATGATTTCCGTGTATGAAATAAACCTGCTGAGAATTCAACTGATGTTGTTCGCACCATGCATCGAGTATCTCATAGTCGCGACCAAATCGACCGTAACCGCTGTTGCCTTCTACAGGAAAAATCAAAACTATTTTACATAGATTGTTACGAGCATCTTCAATGACTCTAGGATCAACTCGGTTAAAGCCAATATGCTCGTGTCTTTCAAAATAATGACTGTCTCGAATCTGCACAGGAAAAATATATTTTTTACCTAGGCTGTGTTCTAGTGTATGACATTCAATGCTTGGATGACTCATTAAAAAATCCTGCTCAATACTTTGCTGGCCATGTGTAGGCAAATCAGTTTTGTCTGCGTAATCCACTGGCACAGTATTGGGCAACCAATAGTTTAGTTCGCTGTCCCAGTGCTGAAAAGCAAATTTAATTGTCATTTGTTTGTGGTTCAGGCTCTGCTACGGGCTCTTCAACAACAGCAATACTGGCTGCGGCATCTGCCAATTGTTTTGTCCTGGCTTCTTCGTAATATCGGCCAGCGTTTTCGTAGTAATAGGCGATTTCAGGAAATACCCGTCGAAAATCAGTGCCATTGCGTCGATCAGTTTCTTTGATGTAGAGATAAAAGTCGTCTCTGGCTCTAAGGTTTTCGTCGCTCATTGACCACTCAGCAACTGCAACATTATACACACGCTCTAGGTTGTCAACTTCGTGTGGATAAAAGCCATTGTGATAGGCAACTTCATTGTAGGTTGAAATATTTCTTTTCATGAAATCAACACATCTGGCCAACTTGACCAACATGCTGGTGTCAGCAATCAATGCGCTGAGGTATCTTGGATGTCTCAGGTACGGAAAATCTAGCATGACACCACGGAGACCGCTTTCTGTATTTTTGACCACAGCAGCCTGACGAATTGCCAGGATGTCGCGCAGGAAGTACTCAAATCTAGGAATGCTCAGCAGATTGAAGGTAACCATGATTGTTACTTCCAATGCCGGGTACTTTAACATGATGTTCCAAAGGTTGTTATACCAGCGTGTATAGTTAAGTCCTTTGCGAATATATTCGGCCTGCTCACCGTGAGTGTCGCAACTGGTGAAAATCTTCAGCTTCTTGACCAGCTTGTTTTCAACAATGTAATTGCACTTTTGTAAAAATTCTTCCAGCAATTTGTCGTCAACACCTAGGTTGCTGTTGATGGCCATTTCTAGTTCGGGATTGGGGTGCTCAATGATCCAGTCAAGTGTGCGGAATGTTTCCTTGCTCAACAAAGGTTCACCACCAGTGATGCGGAACACCTTTAGCTTGGGATAAAGTTCTGGCCACCACTTCCACCAAGCATCAATATAGGGATTGGGATCCTTGTGTGGAATAGGAAACTTTCCAATGCTCTTGAGAAATGTTAGATCGTGTTCTTGGTGACCTTGACTCAGCGGAATAGGCCCGTGCCGCTTGGTCTCTTGCATCAAGGTACTGCTGATTTCCGGACTGCAATAGGCACAGCCAAAATTGCACACATTGCTGAAGCTGACTTCCACATAGGCAGGAATAACATCGGCATCCCAAGGCATCTGAGCACTGGATTCCAAAAAAGGTTTGCCCCAAACTGGATCTGCTGACTTCTTAATCCTGTCGCTGAAATGTTGTCCAGGTGCATCCTCTACACGCCAGCAATAGTCGCATTCTTTGGGTCGTTTGCCTTCCAGCATTTCACGCCTTAGACCTTTTTTAAAATTGGTGTTGTGCAGGGCACTGGGATTGTGTTCTAACTCTGCCATTGGAATCTTGTGTGTACCGGGGTGATGGCAACTGTGTGTTTGCCCAGTGGCTAGGTGTATGGTCACCTGCTGCCATTTGGCCACACAATAAGTTGGGCTAACTTGACTTAGTTCCTTGTGTATCTTAATTAGATGGTGATTTGGATTCATTAAATTATATCCGTTTTTAATGGCTAGAGTATTTATATTGTTGATGAGTGCCAGGACTGCTCGATGGCCTCAGCAACTTTGCTGTTGATCATGGCTTCAAGCTTGGCTTTATCGCAAAGTAAATTTTTGTTATGTACTACTCGTTCTTCGCATTGATACAACAATCTCTGAAATTTTAAATCACTGAGCCCGACCACAGATTTTAAACTGGCAACCATTTCGCAGGCCCGCTCCAGTGGATCCAAAACGGAATCATATGACTCGTCAATATAAGGATCAAATGTTGCAAAGCCCATGTCTCGCATGTCTTCTAGATAACCAGGTGCTGCCATGACGAAAAATATCTGTTGCATGAGCATGGGTTTCCAAATCTTCTCGCTGGTAAATGTAGCATCAGTGAAAAATAAAGTTTCGCTGACAACATTGATTGGGTAGTCTCGATAAAAATCTCGATTAAGATCCAGTGCATAGTTTGTGGAAAACACATTGGTATCAGCAATCAATGGCAGCTGGAAATAAAGGCGTTCAAAGCTGGGCTGTAGATATTCTAAGTAACCATTGGCTCTATGTTGTAACAGATTCCATTGATAAGGAATATCCCAGTCTTGTGGTTTCCATACAATTTCTTTTTCGTTAAAGTGTTTTGGTAAACTAACTGCGCCTTGGTCAAGTATCTGAAAATATTCTAGCAAGGCAGTCAGCAGTATGCGATGTGGATGCGGCCTACGATTCAAACACATATAGCGTTTGTGGTTGTTCCACTGTGCTTTGCCGTTGCTTATCCAGAGGTAATACCAGGAGGTCAATGCACCATGATCTCGCAGTAGCCAATTTGGAAAAAATCCATACCACACAGCTCGCATGTTTTCGCCTTGCTGTTGTAATCTGCACCATTCTCTGTATCGTCCGCTTACATTGTAACTGCTGGACACATAAAGCACACGATCTACCAAATTGTTGTCTTGGATCCATGTCCATAGGTCATCAAACACTTCTGTGGTAAATCCTTCTTCGCTGTAGTCTAGCACTATCACGCAATTAGGGTCTAGCCAAGCTTGCAGTCGTTGGGCATCTGACACAAACCATGATTTAATCTTGGCCAGTTTCGCTGTATTCCAGCCACCGTGTAATCCAATGGCCACAACATTCTGACCTGGTGCGTACTGGTCAAAGGTTAAAAATTGCACAGGCTGCTTGATATAGCCAAAAACAGAAAAATCCAATTGAGCGTGACCAGTGAAATCCTGTTCACGATCTGTGAATTCATTGATATTCTGGCATAGATATCTGTTGCTGATATGTGGATCTTCTAGATTTTCAGCAACAACATCAGCATAAAAGGTAATCATGCGATACTTATAGTCAAAGAAAAACCCAAGCATGCCAAGATGATCAGTCCGCAGAGGCTTGGGCCGTGTTAAAGTTATTTAAGACTTTATTGTTCTTCTTTGTGACCTTCTTCTTCGAAAATGGATTCTAGGACTTCAACAATGTGTTCGTAGTGTTTTTTACGATCTTCTAAGCCAATTGTACCGCCATTGATTTTCTTGGTTACAGTTAATACATCGCCTTTGTCAGCCCAATCATTGAGTTTGCGTGTGTTCCAGAACCAGCCTGCGCTGAGTACTGCAACAGGATTTTTAGCAACTGAGTCAGGATCAGCCAAGAGGTCCATGCCCAAGGCCTTGCCACAATTGCGATAGTTGTCTTTGCCTGTGAGTTGGATAATGCCACGGCCACGATACTTGTAGCCTTCGCCTGATGACTCTGCACCATTGCCCATGCGCCCACCATAGACTTTGTTGGCAATCTTTTCTGGTTTGCGTTCATAGGGCTGTGCAGATTCCAGTGAGGGGAAATACTTTTTAAAAATGCCATTTAGGCCCTTGGCACTATAGTTTAGATTTTCTTCTGTGGTTGCAAAGTTGCCACTTTCGTGCCCTGTTTGAGCCAAAAACATAGCCATTCTCTTAGGAGTATTGATTTCAAAGTCTTCAAATGTCTCGTTGAAACCTGTGACAAATTTTTCTAAGTTTGCCTTCTTTGCATCTGGCAAGCAAGCCTGTAAGTGCTCAAGTGTTAATTTGATCATGTTAAATCCTTGTGATATATCCAGTGGCTAGTTTCTTGTAGCCTTCGGGTACTAACTTGACTTTCTTGTCAAGCTTACACCAATATTCGTTGTCTGCCAGTGATTCGTTGGCCTTGATAGCATCAGCAATCTTATGTGCTTTCTTGATTGTTGATTTTTTTAATGGTGGTGTGTCTCCGGTGCTTTTCATTGCCTGGGCCATGCCAATGGCATAGGGGTTTTTGGCTTCAAAGAAATCTGTGCTGGAACCCTGTGCCGCAATTGGTAAACCAAATCCCTTAATAGCACCAGCTAGACCTGAAACATATCTACCGTCGGGCATCTTACCAATGGCCCAGTTAAATCTTGAACGAGATTGTTGAGCGTCGGCTTCAACTTTTTTCTTTAGTTCATCTAAGCTACTGGATACTTCTTCTGGGTAGTTAGTGATGTACTTTTCTAATTTTGAATCCCCCATGGCCTTTTCATTTACTCCACGCTCACCAGGAACGCTGCCACGGAAGTTCTTTTGCTTGTCAATGAGATCACGCAACTGCTTCATTAGGCGATCAAAGGTCACGGGGTTTTCCATGTACTTGAGGAATTCTTCCTGACGGCCGGCTTTTAAGAATGCCTTGTACTTGCCGGCCAAGAAACGAGCTTCGGGATACTCTAAGGTAATGGGTTCACCGGCAATGTCAAAGGTTGCATCCGTGCCAGCATCAACTGCTTTCATCACTGCCAACATGCTGTCATAGCCAGCATTGCCTGTTTTGCCTTCCGCCACACCTAAAGATTTATTTTTCTTTCTTGTTATGATCCTTAGTTCAGCGTTTACAGCACTTCTTATAGGTTGCAATAGTTGTTGTACTTCTCTACGGTCCATGATTTCAGTTAATGGCCATTCTACTTCGCGTTCTAACGCAGTTAACACATCTTCTAAGATCTCTCTAGGCTCTCCAAAATCACTTTCTCCGCGTCCATAATCAAGAGTTTGTGGATGACGATTGGGATCTATGCCGCCTTCCGCCACACCTTGCTCTTTCAACTTGTCTTGAATCTTTTTGTAGCGTTGGAAGTTAGCATCTTTATCAGCATCAGTTTTGCCAAACTTTCCAGCATCCATCTTTTTGTCAATTTCACGCTTGGCATATCCCGGAACAAACTTGCGTAGAGTCTGTGGCAAGCCTTCCGCCACACTTTCATCTAAACCAAGTTCGTCTGCCAGTCGTTGAGTAAGCCATTCGCTGGCATCAGCATCATAGTTGCGAATATCGCCGCGAGAGAAATAGTAATCCCAAAGGTCTGACTCTAGATCATAACCCATGTCGCCACCTTTCTTGAATTCCTCTACTGCATCAGCATGCCTTGCTAAAATGCCAGCTAAACTACCATTGCTGCCTTCTGTTACGCTTTCTGGCATGTCGGCCATGGGTTCTGCAGCCTGAGCCGACAGATAGTTGACCACAGTAGACAAATAGTCTTCGGCCACAGTTAATTTTGACTGTACCCACTCTGGCAAGTTGTCACCGTCACCCAGCATGTCGTGTAAACGGCCAGCATTGAGCATAATTGAACGCAGATCAGACTTGGCCATGTCGCCTTCACGATCATACTCGCCTACATCCTCAGGATTGACATCTTCTTTGACACCAAAAGCTTCTGGTGGATTTTCTTCAAGCATACGCTCAACTTGTTTGACCCAACCACTGACATCACTGCTGCCAATTTCGTCAACATCGCCAACATAATCAGCAACATCTTCGGCTGCGGCTAGGATTGACTGTGGGCCATATTTGGCCAATAAGTCTGTGCGGCCAACCATGATACGATGTATAATGGCGCCTAGTACTGGAGAATCGTTGTTTGTCATTTTTGTTCACTCACTTGTGCATAGGCTGCATTTATAATGCTACGAGCCCGATTCTTTGCCTGCTTGGTCATTTCCAAAACGGGCTTCATACCATTGGTAATCTGATCAATTTCGGCCAGGCTTTCTTTGATTTCTTGTTCATTGATGTGATCAAGGATCTTGGCAAAGCCTTCCTGTGAGTTCAGCATGTTTTGCATGAGTTCTTTGCTCTGTGGCTTGAGTCCGTCAAAGAGACCCAACAGTTTCTTGGCCAGCAATGCGTCAATCTTCTTAGTGCTGCCATCGCCAAGATTTAATACAGTGGGCTTTTCATAGTCTGAGGCC